ACTGGGATAAATACTATTGACAGTTTGAGAAAGTAGTGCTATACTTACTCATCGTGTTAGTTACTTCATGGTGAAGTAGCGAATTAAAAACGAGACCATCTCAATTTATAAGGAAATATTATTATGGCCAGCCTAAGCGAAATCAGAGCGAGAATTGCCGCTCAAGACAACAAATCCACAAACAAAAATTCTGCGTCATTAAGTGACGGTGCAATATATCCACATTGGAATATGGATGAAGGCACAACAGTTTCATTGCGATTCTTACCCGACGGTGACACAAAGAATGAATTCTTCTGGGTAGAAAAACAAATCATTAAACTTCCGTTCAATGGAGTTAAAGGTGATAGTGGGGCAAAACAAGTAGTTATACAAGTACCATGCGTAGAAATGTATAATGATGGTTCTATTTGTCCTATCTTAGCTGAGGTTCGCCCTTGGTATAAAGATGAAACATTGAAAGAAATGGCAAACAAGTATTGGAAAAAGCGTAGCTATATTTTCCAAGGATTTGTTCGTCAAAACCCACTAGGTGATGACAAGACCCCTGCAAATCCAATTCGTAGATTTGTTATCAGCCCGCAAATTATCCCAATCATTAAGAGTGGATTGTTGGATCCTGAAATCATGGAATTGCCAACTGACTATACTCACGGGCTTGACTTTACTATTAAGAAGTCTAGTAAAGGTGGATATGCAGATTACTCAACAAGTAACTGGGCACGGAGAGAGTCAGCATTGACTGAAGCTGAACAAGCAGCAATTGAGGCACACGGGTTATTTAATCTAAGTGACTATATGCCGAAGAAGCCAGGTGAAGCTGAACTACGCATTATAAAAGAAATGTTTGAGGCATCAGTAGATGGTCAACCTTACGACAATGCACGTTGGGGTAACTACTATCGTCCATGGGGCATGGATGCTCCTGCAGGTAACTCGACGCCTGAAGCAACATTGCCCGTTCGTACTGCCCCAGTTGCTGATACTCCTCCCTGGGAAGATGTTGTTAGTGAAGCAGAGAAATCTTTCGCAAGTGCTCCTAAAGTTGTTCCAGTAACAACTACATCAAGTGATAAAGCACAAGACATTTTAGCGATGATTCGTTCTAGGCAAAGTAAGTCTTAATCTTGATAGGGGCTTTGGCCCCTATTATAGGAGAATAATATGACACTCCCCGATGAACGATACCGAGCCTTAAAACAAGGTAAAAAATTATTAGAAGAACTTTGTGATCCTGGCCGCACACCACGTGTCCCTAGTTTAATCAGAGACCGCGCAAGAGGCGCACTCCGTCACTATCCGCAAGATTGGGAGATTGATTCAATTGCTGAAAAATGTCCCGATATACTTGATAAGCAACCGTTTAATATTTATAATAACGGTACATACAACAGATAAACCAGAAAGAGAGAATCTAAATGACCAAACCGTTCGATGTTTCAAAATTTCGCCGAGAAATTACAAAAAGTATTGAAGGACTTAGCATAGGATATAACGACCCAACAGATTGGGTTAGTACAGGAAATTATGGGCTTAACTATCTCATCAGTGGTGATTTTAATAAAGGCGTACCTCTTGGTAAAGTTACTGTCTTTGCCGGAGAATCTGGATCAGGAAAAAGTTTCATCTGCTCCGGAAACCTCGTTAGACACGCACAACAACAAGGGATCTACGTTGTTTTAATTGATAGCGAAAACGCATTAGATGAAAAATGGCTACTCGCATTAGGTGTAGATACAAGCGAAACTAAATTACTTAAACTAAACATGGCTATGATTGATGATGTAGGTAAAACTATTTCAGAATTCATGAAGTCCTATAAAGCACTTACCGAAACTGATAAACCAAAAGTATTGTTCATCATTGACAGTCTTGGTATGCTATTAACTCCCACAGATGTTAATCAGTTTGAAGCAGGTGATATGAAGGGTGACATGGGTCGTAAGCCAAAAGCACTAACTGCACTTGTTCGTAACTGTGTCAATATGTTAGGTAGTCATAACGTTGGGCTAGTTGCTACTAATCATACATATGCAAGTCAAGATATGTTTGATCCAGATGATAAAATTTCAGGTGGTCAAGGATTTGTCTACGCAAGTTCAATTGTAGTTGCTATGAAGAAACTAAAACTAAAAGAAGATGCAGATGGTAATAAGGTTCCTGAAGTAAATGGTATCCGCGCTGCTTGTAAGATTATGAAAACTCGCTATGCAAAACCTTTTGAAACTATTCAAGTTAAGATTCCATATGAAACAGGGATGAGTCCTTATAGTGGGTTGACTGATATGTTTGAGAAATCAGGTGATTTGAAAAAAGAAGGTAACAGTTTAGTATACACTACTGAAGATGGTGAAATTCTTAAAGCGTTTCGTAAGGGATGGGAAGCAAACAAAGACGGTATACTAGATAAAGTTATGCTAGAATATACTGGAAAAACTAAAAAAGTGATAAGTAATGTAATACCTCAGGAGGAAATTACAGAATGAGTTTAGATATAATTGCTGAAGTTTGGGAAGCATTGCGTGATCATGTTGATTTAAGTGAACGCAATGCAGCAGCAGATACCCTTGTTAATTTTTTAATTGATAATAATTTTGAAATTGAAGATATCAAAGATGCTTTCAAGGACAAAGATATTACCAAAGCACTAAAAGGGTATGCTGAAGAACATATTATAGAAGATGATGAATACGATGATGATGAATTAGAAGAATGGAATTAAATGCTAAATTGGTACACACGTATAACAGTAAATTTGGGAGAGATACCTAATTTTATTCAGCACTTTGAAACCGAAATAGAAAATTCAAAAAAAGAGGTAAAGATATACGGTAATGTAGAAAAGAACATTGCTGCTTTACCCGGTATCACGGAACATAGATTCAATCAGCTACAAGAAGTGGAAGCGGTGCTCAACTACTTAAATATTCAATTACGTAAAATTCGCCGAAAACATTTTCAAAAATATTTAGAAGCATATAATAGAGCATTGACAAGCCGTGATGCTGATAAGTATGTTGAAGGTGAAGATGAAGTTATTGAATATGAAGTATTAATCAACGAAGTAGCCTATCTTAGAAATAAGTTCTTGGGAATTATGAAGGCATTAGAATCAAAAAATTTCATGCTAGGTCATATAACTAGACTACGTGCTGCTGGGATGGAAGATATTACAATTGGTTAATTCAAACAACGCAAAACAACTTAAAGCGCAACATAGCGCATTAAAATCTTTATCAATTACTGGGGCTAACATGAGTCACAATACAATCACAACATTGGGCCCAATAGGCGCAAATCACCCATCCCTTAAGTTAAGTACTGTTGCAGGAATGAATAGGACTACTATTACAGGATTGAGTATTACAGGTAATATGAGTGGTTCTTTAATGTGGGATAATAATGAGAATGTAAAAAAATACGAAGTGGTTGAAACTACAGAGGATATTTTAGCATTAAGTGTTACTTGGCATAGATTGCGACTATTAGGTATCAATACTATTGAACGACCAACCACACTTACTGATAATATTTTGTTCGGCGTAATTAATCAGGAAGATAGAGATAGAGCAAATGTTATCCGTGACTATTTCAGTAAGAAAATTGTGATGATTACTTTGCGTGGTCAAAATCTATCTAGCTTTAGAAAAGATTTGAATACATTTATTCACGGTGATTGTAAAGTAGTTAAAGAGGAACTGATGCCATTGATTTATCGATTGCCTGAGTTTTATGACAACGATATCCAACATGATGAAATGTTTAGAGATTTTAATAAACATTTTGAAGATACGTCTAAGTTATGGAGAGGCACAAAAACTTTAAAGCCTGTTAGAAAATTCTTTATCAATTTGAAAACAAAGAAATTCTTAGAGTATTGGTTAAAAGATGAAAACGATAGAGGATATAGAATTGAAATCCCAGTTGAAAATAAATTGAATCATCTGTGGGAACACTTTTTTAAGCAAGAAACTATCCCAATCTTGGGTGCGTATAGATACAGCGAACACGATGGAATTAACTATTATCAGATAAAAGATTGGGAAATTGACTTTACCAAAATTTGACATTAAATGGTTTTGGGCGTATAATACTCTTTATAGATAGTTAACTAAAGGAGCTTTTTATGACTGCAACCGTGTATGATCGTCTGACTGAGAAACAAAAGCGTGAAGTCCGCATGTATGGTGTGACCGAAGCAGGCATGCGTGAGTCTGTGGAATCTAGTTTCACCTTCAAATACTCCGATCCTGCTATGATAGCTGCTAGCCTCATGAGTGACGCCCAAGAAATGATTAATCCCGAGTACGGTGATGTTGATTTCAATCGGGCTGAGGATGCCCGTCAATGCCTAAATCGTGCAAAGTGGATTTTGTTTGAATACGTGATGCCCAAAACTTGACATTAAATGGTTTTGGGTATATAATAGAGTCTTAGATTGATTAACGGAGCAAATATGTCTGAATTCACTACTTGGGAAGAAATGAGCACTTTAGAGCAAATGGCTTCCCAGTACTGGGATATTTACAAGGACGCACACGGCATTCGCCCACGCGGCATTGATACGTCCAGCTGGACTGAGGCAGACTTTAACAAGGAATTTGAGGAACTGTACCTCATTGCAGAACTCAACTGCCGTCAACGTCAGGCAGATGAACAGGATGCGGCTAGGAAATTTGAGCAGCATGTAACCAACACTATTTGCATGGGTGCCCGTGACCGCGAGACTGCATTGCGTTGGATCATGGATGCTAGCAACGCTAATGGCGATTGGGAATATCTGTGCTATGATTTGGGCCTGCCCTATCATTATTTTCGTAAGGCTGCTTGAGGCTGACAATAAATTAGAACAAGCAAATGAAATATATTATTTTGCTAATAACTGTACTACTCACGGGGTGTGCTTCAGGCATTCAACGACCAAACTATGGTTACATGGTACCCATGTGCCAAGGTTTTCACGACAAGGGTGACTTTGCTACCTGGGCACAATGTTCGCAAAGTGTCCGCAATGTTGAATCACAAATTGGTCAAACAATCATAATGAGTTTGCTTAAAAAATAAAAACATTAATCTTTGCAAGTGTATTACTCCTCACAGATTGAGGCACTTGCTATCAGGCTTGACATTAAATGGTTTTGGGTATATAATATATACTTAGACAGTCAACAAACAGGAGCTGATTATGGGTTACAAAGTTGTCGCAGACAAGTATCAGATGGATGAAATGCGTACCAAATATGGTCCGCGTAAAGGTCTAGAAGGCCCCTTCAATTTCACCGGTCGGGTGTTGTATTATGACAACATAGAAGGTGCCTACTACGATCCAACTACGGATTTCTATGTTGAGCAGTCTGAAATGGACATGATCCATCAGCGTATTGTCAATATCCTCAAGGCTTGACATTAAATGGTTTTGGGTATATAATATACTCTTAAGCAGTCAACGAATGGAGTAGATTATGAAAGCAAAAATCCTGATTACTGGCATTGAGAACATGAGATTGTTCCAAGGTAAGTTGCCCACAAAGCGTTGGGGTTTTTGCGAAATCGTTCGGAATGTAACGATTGAGTCTGATCCGTATCAAGTTTATTCAGACGGCTGCTATGGCTACATCATGGTCAATGGTAAAAAAGTCCATGTTGTTAATCGTCATGGTGATGCAGTTTTGTTTGAACTCAGTTGCTAAACAGTTGACATTAAATGGTTTCGGGTATATAATACACTCTTAATCACTTGAAAGGGCCTTATATGTCTTATGATGTTGATGAGTTTGTAAATTCTAATCGTTTTAATGTTCAGTTTGATGAAGTTGAACTGGGCCACGATGAAGAAAAAGCATTTGACTTATTTAAAAACATTGTCAAATGGGATGTTGATTCAATGCGTGACAATTCTAATGATGATGCATACCCAGTGATTGTGCTTGAGCGTAAAAATAAGCCAATTGCTTGGTACGATCTTGAAATGTTTTGCGGCTTTGCAAAAGCAAACTAAAATCTATATACACCCAATACTTGACAATAAATGGTATTGGGTGTATAATACAATCTTGTTCAGTTAATAAAGGAATCAAAATGATTACTACTCTCGCACAATTCATTCAACAATGTGAAGTGTCCACAAACTATGAAATTTACAAATTGTTTGAATTCAAAACTTCCGAGGAAGTTCGTAACGATGTTTATATGTGGGCCGACCCCAAAAGCCCAGAGCCCTTTCGTAGTGCTATGTACAATCTAGGGTTTACAAACTATTGACATTAAATGGTATTGGGTGTATAATACTATCTTGTTCAGTTAATAAAGGAATTTAGCTATGTCAACAATTCGCATTCTCTCGGGTTCTTATCGTAATCAACCTGTAATTGATGCAGTGTTTACTCTAGTCAAAGGGTTTCAGACAGGTAAAAAAGGTAATTATGTTACTGTAAAAAATGAGGGACAATTCGCTATTGCTATTGATGAAGTCAAAGTAAAAGTGGATACAATAGAAGATATTCAATTTATGAACGGAGAACCAGTGACAGTTAATACAATAGAATTCAAAGCAAAGGCAGAAGTGTCCGCAGAAACTGAAGAACAGGCAATGAATCGTATTGCCGAACGATTTGGCATTCTTGATGAAATGTCTCGTGCCTGTATCAGCGGTGATATCCGTGCAATGATTGTTGCAGGCCCTCCGGGTGTTGGTAAGTCGTACGGCGTTGAAACACAAATGGAAAAAGCTAGCATGTTTGACAAGATTGCTGGCAAGAAGATTCGTTTCAATGTTGTCAAAGGTGCAATGACTGCACTTGGATTGTACACACAATTGTACAAATATTCTGATACTAAAAATGTACTGATTTTTGATGACTGTGACAGCGTGTTCGCCGATGAGTTGGCATTGAACATTCTGAAAGCAGCATTGGATAGTGGCAAGACTCGCAAGATTTGCTGGAACAGTGACAGTCGTTTATTGCGTGAAGAAGGTATCCCGAATGAATTCAAATTCAACGGCAGTGCTATTTTTATCACTAACTTGAAGTTTGACAACATCAAAAGCAAGAAATTGCAGGATCACTTGGAAGCACTGCAAAGTCGTTGTCACTTTTTGGACCTCACTATCAATAGTGAGCGTGACAAAATGTTGCGTATCAAGCAAGTGCATCGTGATGCTGATGGTGGAGTGTTCAAAGACTATGATTTTGAACAATCTACTCAAGATGAAATTCTTGACTTCATGTGGGAAAATCACGGCAAGTTGCGTGAATTGAGTTTGCGTATGTGTTTGAAGATTGCCGATCTAGTTAAGATCAGCCCAACAAACTGGAAAAATCTTTCACGTACAACTTGTATGCGTAATTAATCACTGTAATATTTATAAGGGCAATGTCAATAAGTCCCTTAAGTATTTAAGGAAATAACATGAGAAAAATGGCTACAATTCGTAAGATTGATTCACTGCGTCCTATCCCGGATGCCGATGCAATTGAATGCGCTATCGTAGGCGGATGGACCTGCGTGGTAAAGAAGGGTGAATACACTGCCGGTGATCTAGCAGTCTATTGCGAAATTGACTCTTGGATTCCTCATGAGATAGCACCATTTCTATCAAAGGGAAACTTTCCTCGTGTGTACAATGAAGTCAAGGGCGAACGTCTGCGTACTGTAAAGCTGCGTGGTCAACTGAGTCAAGGGCTGTTGCTGCCACTCAGTGTTATTCCATTCGCATCGTACATTCCTGATGATGATGTTTCAGAACTACTTGGCATTGTCAAGTACGAAGCACCAATCCCCGCATCACTTGCAGGTGAAATCAAGGGTATGTTCCCTTCACGTATTCCAAAGACTGATCAAGAGCGTATTCAAAACTTGTCAACTGAATTGGAAGAGTGGAAGGCAGCAGGTCTAACTTGGGAAGTGACTGAAAAGCTAGATGGGTCTTCAATGACTGTTTACATCATTGACGGCGAAGTTGGTGTTTGTTCACGTAACTTGGATCTCAAGCCGAACAAGGACAATTCACTGTGGGCAACTGCATACAAGAATGAAATTGATGTAAAGCTGATTCAATCACTTAGCAATCTTGCTATCCAAGGTGAACTTGTTGGTAACGGCATTCAAGGTAATATTTACAAGATGCGTGATCAAGAGTTTTACGTATACGACATTTACGACATTGATGCTGGACGTTACTTCACTCCTGCTGAACGTGTAGCATACTGCAAGATATGGGATATCAAGCATGTTCCTGTGTTCAAGACAGACTTTATGCTTACTACCGAGACTGTGGCTGATTTGCTACAGAAAGCAGAAGGCAAGAGTGTAATGGGTGACATTGCAGGGCCAGAACGTGAAGGTCTAGTGTACAAGTGTAACGGACAGCAAGTGTCCTTCAAGACCGTTTCTAACAAGTTTTTACTTAAGAGTGGTGGGTAGTTGTGTTAGTTTATTTTTATAAAGGATTAATTTATGTTTAATGATATTCGTTTTGTTGCTGCCGTGCGTACATTGGCAGTTGTTGCAGCCGCAGCAGTAGGTGTAGTAATTTTTAATGTAGCAATTATCTACGGTGGAAATCAGTTTATTTTTTTTGCACTTATAGCAGGTGCACTGTATCTATTCATTTCCGGAGTATATAGCACCATGCTATATAACTTAAAACACAAGAAAGAATTAGAAACACTTTCTGACGATATTGGTCGTATGGACAAATAAGGTTGATGAGCCAAGAAGGGACTTAGGTCCCTTCTTGCCATTGTAGTTGCAATTGCATAAGCAACTATGCTATACTAAGTACTAATATGAAACAATGTAAAATAATCGTTAAGGATGAAGTCAATTGCAAAATTGAAGGACTTGAACTAACTGAACGCAAAGCACTGGTTAAGATGTTTGAGTACGATGTGCCTGGTGCACGATATCTTCCCGCTGTACGTCTTGGTAGATGGAATGGTAAGGTAAGTTTTTTCAGTTTAGGTGGCAGTAGCTATGTCAATCTATTACCCGAAATACTACCCTTCATTGATAGCCGAGACTATGATATTGAATTAGAGGACCTGCGTACATATAGTACAACATTTAAGTTTGCAGAAGTGTCCGAGGAAACATTCAAACATAAAAATTGGCCCGAAGGTCATACAATTGCAGGACAACCTGTTGTATTGCGTGACTATCAAATATCAATCATTAATGAGTTTCTAAAGAACCCGCAATCATTACAAGAAATTGCTACAGGTGCAGGTAAAACATTAATCACAGCAGCATTAAGTTGGTCTAT